TATTACTTAAACAGTAGTATATATAAATTATGCCAAATCTACCGAGATATGGCGCACGGAGATTGTAGTATTCCCTCGTGTAGATGATTTTAGATTAGTTTAGATGACATTGGTGGATATGGCAGCGTTAAATGATCGTGTGTATTTCCCACCTTGGCTTCTTATTAGGATATGGCAGCGTTAAATGATCGTGTGTATTCCCCTTTTACTGATGATTCTAATGATTTTTAGTCAGGTTTGATTGTTATATAGTACTTTTCAAGTTCTATATGTGACTTATTTCTTCGTTTTGCGGGTTTTTGTACGATAAAAAACCCAAACCATCTTTTTAGGCGAATGTGACCACTTTTGTGGGCTTATTTTGAGATTTATTCAAAAATAGTGTTGATAGGGTGTCACAATACCCGCTATCAACGTTTTATGTTCTATGTACAAATTTGTAATTATTATATTTTTGTATATTTGATAGTCATAAAGAACTCCAAAAAGTAAAAAATTCATTTTGTGTTTGTGATTTAAAAAAGAGCTTTATGACTAGGCAAAACTTATATTTATATGATTTTTAAGAATGGTTTCCACCGGTTTATTCATTATGAAATTTTGTATATTGTGTCCCTCCGTATGACTGCAGCATCGACACACAATATATACTATTATTACGAAGCGTCATGAACTTCGTAAGTTTAATAATAACCTTATTAATTGTATTTATGTAATACCGTCTCAGCTTAAGAGTAGTAGAGACCGTTTGGGTGTTCGTAAAACATCCTAACCCTAGAACGGGTGAAATAATACTTCACAACCCCCCCTCAATACAACATTACAATGATTTCCGATTTTCTAGCGCATCCAGCGTTAAAAGATTTAATTTCAAAGCAATGTTCAGATACGAAATATGTAGTAAAATTACTGGAAGATTTAGGTATATTAACATACCAATTCATCCGTTCGCGTAGTTATATGGACTATGCTATTGCCGTTGCTAATTTTTGTAAGTTACGCAATCATGAATCGATTCTTCATAAGTTATATGAATTTATTCAAAAATACAATTTTGGTACAGAATTGCAGAGCGTGGACGATACGTTCTCTACGCTTAGACAATTTCTGGACAATTATGATAGAATTAAAATTTTGCCAATATTCACAAAGATATATAAGTTTTTATGTTACTGTATTAGCTTATCTATTTTTGATAAAATGAATGTTGATGTATCATTTCCTTCATTTATGAAGTTGGACAAAGCCATCCTCAAAGAAAAATATACTATGGGCCCTGACTTTGTCGTGTGTATCCTTGATACAATTTTGTTTATATGTGAACGTGGTTATGAGTGTTTTAAATGTGGTTCCTTGAGTCCTTTTACTCACAGTGGAGATAATTATGAAGCTTGGGCTGAACAATCTCTCTTACTGAAGGAACAAGGAAATTATTTATCGAATCCTGAACCGCATGGCTTTACATTACCGCAATTTCTTAGTGATCTTAATGACGCTATAGAGAAAGGAGAACACATTTATAAGTACACCTCATTTTCAAATAGATTAGGTAAAATTCATGTGGGTCAACTTCTCTCTTCTTTAAGATTGCTAAAAGGTGATGCATTGACTCGTAGAGTAGCACAGCAGGAACGTAGAGCACCTTTTTCATTACTTGTGGCAGGAGGAAGTTGCGTAGCTAAAAGTTCGTTTACCAAAATGCTTTTTTATCACTATGGGAAAATTAATTCACTTCCCATTGATGACGAATTTAGATATGTTAGAAATCCATTCGATCAATACTGGACCAACTTTAATACCAGTCAATGGTTCATACATTTAGATGATATAGGTTTCATGAAACCAGATAAGTCTCCTAGTATAGATCCTTCCTTAATAGAAATGTTGCAAGTGATTAATAATGTGCCTTTTGTGCCGACTCAAGCTGATTTGTGTGACAAAGGACGTACTCCTGTTAAAGCTGAATTTGTTGTAGCAACCACTAATACTGAACATCTTAATTTAGATTCTTATTTTTCATGTCCTTATGCTGTTGCTAGACGATTTCCGTTTGTCATACGATTAGTACCAAAGCAACAATATTCTAACGATGGTGTGACTATTGCGCCTGAAAAGCTTCAAACCTCTGATGATAGTTATCCTGATTATTGGACTATTACCATCTTGAGAGTTTTACCTGATGCATCAATTAAGCGCAACACTGGTCAAACTGCACAACTTAAAATAGTAGAAGTTTTTTCCGATATATCATTGTTTATAGATTGGTTTAATGAGATTAGTTTTCAAACAAATGGTATTCAGCATAAAGCTATGGCACACGACAATTTACTTAAAAATATTAAATTGTGTCCCCATAATAAACCTTCTACTTTGTGTGTGCATTGTTCCAATAATATGCAACTTCAAGCCGAGTTTATTGATAATGTTGAAGAAAATACATCTTTCACTCATATAAGAGATTATGCATCCGCGTGGCGTGATCATTCTCTTGCTTATTTAAGTGAAAGTGCTGATGTTGTTAATGATAAGGTGAGCAAGTATTTGGAATGGTCCAGAAATCCATTATCGTGGACGTGGAGTGAATTTACTCTTAGACTTTGGTTACAGCTTCATATGTTGATATTTTGGTTGGCTTTACAAAGCCCTATTATTGATATGATATTGGGGCGTATTCTAGGATATCAGTTCACTTTTATGGCAATTGGTAAAGCTTTATCTCATCCCAAGATTGTACGTTACGGATGTCGTCTCATAGGTCATAAGATTAGTTCAACTCTAGTTGCTCCAGGCAATTTAGCTCGAATTTTAGTTGGTATTTCTGGTGTAATAAGTTTATATAAGCTTTATAAATATTTGATACCAAGTAAATTAGGAGGTGACATGCAAGGAGTGGGTAGTTCGACAGGTGTAGCTCCAGAATCTAAGAATGAAAAAGTTAATGTATGGTATAGTGATACATATGAATGTACTGTTGATGATGTTACACCAACTATACTTTCATCTTGTAAAACTGACATAGATACTTTTATTTCTAGAATTTCTAATAATATGGTGCATATAAGTGTTAAGTTTACAGATAATGAGTCAATGAAGATACGTAAAGCTAAAGCATTTTGTATTAAAGGTCATGTGTATGTTATTAACAATCATATATTACCAGACATTTATCCTTTAGAATTGACTGTGACACAAAATAATATTCAAGAAGGCGTGAATACATGCTTCACTTTTATGTTGTCTAAATCACAGATTAAAAGATGTGTTGAACGTGACATATGTTTTGTAACATTGATGCAATTACCACCCAAGAAAGATATTAGTGAATATATACCTAAAGAAACTTACTTAGCAAGGTTCGATGGGTTATATGTGTCTCGTAAACAAGATGGCCAATTATTCATTAAAGACGTTAAAAATCTTAATAAAATAAAAGCTGTTTATGATTATGAGGTTATTCCTGGTTCTTATAATGGTAACGTGTGGTCTGGTGCAGTTGATGTTCCTACAAAGAATGGAGATTGTGGTAGTTTGTTAATTTCTCAAGGTGCACGAGGCTTATGCATCTTGGGAATGCACTTTTTAGGCAAAGATTCAAAGGTTTATAGTATTGCATTTGATTATGAATTTATGTCTAAACATATACCAATTATTTCAAAAGGAGAAACAGGTTTGCAATATCATGGTGCAGAAGTAGATCTCTTGCATTATAAATCACCTGTGAGATACATTCAAGAAGGTACTGCTGAGGTGTTAGGTTCACTGCAAGGATTCAGGTCTGATGGGAAATCTAATGTCAGTCGTACTTATGTTTGTGATTATATGGTGAAGCATGGTGGTTATACTATTACAACTGGGCCCCCCGTTATGAATGGATGGCAACCATGGCGTAATGCTTTGAAGGACTTAGTTCGACCAGTTACGCAAATAGATGTCGATAAATTAACAAGGTGTGCTAAAGCGTTTGCATCAGATATAATCTCCTCTCTAAATGAACAACAACTTAAGGAGTTGCATGTGTATGATGATTTTACAGCTATTAATGGTAAACCAGGATTACGCTTTATAGACAAGATCAATAGAAACACTAGTGCTGGGTTTCCTTATAATAAGAGTAAAAGAAGTTTAATAACTTATTTGGAACCCACACCGGAGTATCAACATTCTGTAGCATTTTCTGATGATATTATGCATGAAGTCGTACATATTATTTCAGAATATACACAAGGTAAAACTTGCAATCCTGTTTTCAAAGCTCATCTTAAAGATAAACCATTGGCTTTCTCTAAAATTAAAGAAGCTAAAACACGTGTTTTTTGTGGAGCACCTTTAGCATGGAGTATAGTTGTAAGAAAATACACTCTTGCTTTTATAAAATTATTGCAACATAACCACTATCTTTTTGAGGCTGCTCCTGGAATTATTGCTCAAAGCACTGAATGGGACAAATTGTATCACCACTTAACATATTTTGGTGACGATCGTATAGTTGCTGGCGACTATGGAAAGTTTGATAAGAGAATGCCATCTACCGTCATTCTTGCTGCATACAACATTATTATAGATGTTTGTAAACATGCAAATTGGTCTGACGAGGAAATTAAAATTTTAATGTGTATAGCTGAAGATACAGCATTTCCTTTAGTAGATTTTCATGGTGATGTTATCAGATTTTATGGTTCTAATCCTTCAGGACATCCTATGACTGTCATAATTAATAGTTTGGCTAATTCCTTGTATATTAGGTATGCGTTTGATACATTGAGACCTGAGGATATAAAGATTGTTGACTTTAAAAAGTATTGTCATTTAATTACTTATGGTGATGATATGATTATGAATGTCTCATCTGAAATACCTTGGTTTAACCACACAACAATCCAATCTGTTTTAAACTCTATTGACATTGAGTTTACAATGGCTGATAAACATTCGGAAAGTGTGCCTTATATCAATATATCTGATGCATCTTTTTTGCGTAGAAAATGGGTTTTTAGCGATGAATTATGTGCTTATGTTTGCCCACTAGATCATGATAGTATTAACACTATGTTGACAATGTGTGTTGCGAGCAAGAGTGTTTCTGCGCAAATTCAAGCTTTGTCAATTATAGAAACAGCTATGCATGAATATTTTTGGTATGGACGCGAAAGATTTGAGGAACGATTAACATTTATGAATGAAGTGATTAAATATTATGATCTTAGCGTATATATGACGTGTCCTTTGCCTTCTTGGGATTCACTTGTTGAACAATTCAACAGTTATTCCAATGAAATTGGTGATCTAGGTACATGAAGTATTGAACTCGGGTTATTCTTCCCAAGCCAAAAAGAGGGTGGCACTGATCAAACACGTTAAACTGATTATTGCATATAGGCTTATCCCCTCATGCTCTTATTTGATATCCAACCAATTGAACACGGTAGTGCGTGTGGCCTACCCAAAGTTGCCTTGTGGCTTGAATCACAAGGAGGGTGGTGAGACTTTGCTCGCCCTCTCTGGAGAACTTCAGAGTGAAGAAATAATTAGTTCAACTTCCGTGACCGAGGAAACCACTTCGGTTACAGCCAGATTTTTAGATGAAACTCCCGGAACATCCCAAGATTTGTCAACTCCCGCTGTGACTAACCTTAACGATATGCAAGATACGGTTGAGCTCGCTCAATTCTTGTCTCGTCCCGTTTTGATTAAAACTATCACATGGGCGGAAACAGATTCTTATACAACTGGCACAACGTGGGATCCATGGCATTTGTTCTTCAATAGCACTCCTATAAAGAATAAAGTGAACAACTATGCATTCATAAACTGTAAACTTAAGTTAAAGTTTGTGATTAATGCGTCTCCTTTTTATTCAGGGGCAATGGCATTTTGCTATAGCCCCTTAGTAAATTTGCGTGGATCCACAATTAAAACAGATTCTATCAGTACAGGGTCGGAGATTATGGAGTATTCTCAACAACCTAAAGTTTGGGTTTTTCCACAGACTAATCAAGGTGGTGAGTTAATATTGCCCTTCTTTTACCATAAGAACTGGTTGAACCTAACTTCTGCGCAAGATATGCGTGACATGGGTACTATAACACCCGTATTATTTGCAAATCTTACGTCTGCACTAGGCGTTTCTGGTACTTCAGTTATCATTAATGTCTATGCTTGGGCAGAAGATGTTAAGCTTCATGCGCCTACTACAAAATTGGCGCTGCAAGGTGACGAATATGACTATAAGCCTTCACAAATGGCCTCTGCTGTTTCGAAAGCTTCAGGGATGTTATCAAACATTCCTCTAATCGGACCCTATATGAAAGCAACATCTATTGTCTCCAGTGCAATGTCGTCTATTGCTTCGATGTTTGGTTACACTAATGTTCCCAATATTGACACCGTAGCTTTTATGCGACCTGCACCCTTCCCACAATTCTCATCATGTGAAATTTCTACACCTATGGATCGACTCTGCGTAGATCCTAAGAATGAGGTAACACTTGATCCGAGAACTGTTGGGTTATCTGGTATTGATGAATTAGATATTTCATATATATCACAAAGGGAATGTTATCTCGGTAATGCCATATTGAGTTCTACTGATGCAGTAGATGCTTTAACAATGGTATCTCGAGTAACCCCCAATTTGGTGTATCAATACAATTCTATTTCACCAATCCACTTCACTCCCATGGCTTATACATCTGAGATGTTCAATCATTGGCGTGGGGATATTGTTTTCAGATTTAAATTTGTTTGCACTAAGTTCCATAAGGGACGTGTGCGAATTACTTTTGATCCTGTTAATGATATTTCCACCACCGTGCCCGATTATACCACTGTATTTAATGAGATAGTAGATATCGGGTGCGACCAAGATATTGAAATCACTGTGCCATATATGCAAGCAACAACATTTCTTAAATCAGTCAATGTAACTGGAAATTACAATTTTTCAGGTACTGCTTTGTCGCCTTCCGCTGATGCTAATGGTTTGTTAACTATGAGAGTGGTAAACCCTTTATCTGGACCTTCTTCACCAACAGCAATTCCTGTTATGATTTTTGTTAGGGCTGGTGATAATTTTGAACTAGCCCAACCTAAAATCACTAACCAAGGTGCTCTTAATCTTTCACCATATGCTTTGCAAAGTGATGAAGTTTCATACCCTTTGGTGCCTAAACATATCATTGCTGGTCATTCTTGCAATTTGCAGGATCCTAATAGGAATCTTGTACATTTTGGTGAGACCCTTAAAAGTTTTAGACCTTTATTGCATCGCCCAGTACTTCATAATGTGTATTACACTTCTGAAGAAACTTCGCGAGGTAATGTAATGTCTAAATTTTTCAGTCGTGTTCCTCAATACGCAGGATATGACCCTAGTGGCATCAATACAGCTAATGGCACACTTGTACCAGGTTCTACATTTGCATACAATTTTACTAAAATGAATATGCATCAGTTGATTTCCTTATTGTTTATTGGACAACGAGGATCAGTTAATTGGTATATGTATGATGATAATAGTACACCGTGCATTCAGCTCAAAAGAACTACTGAAATTATTTCACCTAGTTCATATAACATTTCAGACTCCGTATCTACTGCTGTATCCAACAACACAGCCACAGCTTCTACTATGACTATAATTAGAGATTTTAATAGTGGTGTGGCAGTGGGAGGTACTTCGGTTAATGCTTTTGTTAATGCAAACATTCCTTACTATAATCGATATAATTTTATGTTTGTTAATCCTTTAACAGCCACCCTTGGTAGTGCTGTCGATGGATCTGATCAAGATAATGTTGTATATCAGACTCATAGAACCACAGTTTCTAATAGTACCTTTTGTACTGTTCGATCATTTAGCTATGGGCATGATTATAATTTTTTCTTCTTCATAAACACACCCAGTCTGTACTTGTACACCCAACCCTCCGCTCCATAGAGTGGTAAAAAACAAAACTTACGTTGCATTTTATATGGACATATTATTGTGACACACGGCGCGGCCGTTTAGTTTTGTTTAGGTTTCTTTTTAAAATATGATAAAAGCCCTCGAGGTATTCGTGTCTCGTCGCATGAGAATAAGTGACGAGTATAGTTTTTCTACCTCTACGGGGGTTATTTTTTATATACTAGTCGCGAATTTTCATGTGC